AAGAAATTAAACATATATGAAAATAGGATTTATAGGAGTAGGTAAGCTCGGAAAAGATGCTGCCGAAGTTATGGCTGAAAAGCACGAAGTATTAGGATACGATGTAAATGAAGTACAACCTGAAAACTTCGAAATGGTTCAAACCATAGAAGAAGTATGTAAAGATCGAGAAATGATTTTTATAGCAGTACCAACACCTCATGACCCAGCTTATGATGGAAGGTACCCAACAGCACATTTACCTAATAAAGACTTTAACTACCAGATAGTAAAGGACGTATTAACTGAAGTAAATAAATTTGTAAACAAAGACCAACTAGTTGTATTAATTTCAACAGTTCTTCCGGGAACTATTCGTAGAGAGTTTATAGATCTTATTCCTAACGGTAGATTTATTTATAATCCATATCTAATAGCAATGGGTACTGTAAAATGGGATATGGTTAACCCAGAAATGGTTATTATTGGTACTGAAGACGGCTCAATTACAGGTGATGCTAAGATACTATTAGACTTCTACTACACCTTTATAACAGAAGGAACAAGATATGAAGTAGGTACTTGGGATGAAGCAGAAGGTATTAAGATATTTTACAACACATTTATTTCTACTAAAGTTGCATTGGTAAATATGATACAAGATGTAGCTGAAAAAGGAGGTAATATGAATGTAGATGTTGTAACTGGAGCTTTAGAAAGATCTACTTATAGAATCTTAGGCAAAGCTTATATGACAGCAGGTATGGGAGATGGAGGAGGATGTCATCCTAGAGATAATATTGCTCTACGTTACATGGCAGAAGAATTAGAGTTAGGATATGACTTATTCGATGCTATAATGAATGCTCGAGAAAAACAAGCTAAAAATTTAGCATCTAGATTAGTAATTGAAGCTAATAAAGTAAATTTACCTATTGTAATATTAGGTAAAGCATATAAACCAGACGTACATTATGAAGATGGATCAACATCTATCCTAACAGGACATTTTTGTGAATCTGCTTACGGTTCTAAATATAAAGTATCTTATGACCCAACTGAACCTATAAAGGCAGTATATCTTTTAGGACATATGGGAAAACATCACGACTATGACTTCCCAGACGGTTCTGTAATAGTAGATCCATGGAGAGCATATACTAAAGGAGATAAAGATATTACAGTTATACATTATGGCAACACGAGAATCAGAAAGTAAATACTTAGCATTTGGTTGTAGCTACACTCAATACGGGTACCCTACTTACGCTGATTTTATTGGTCAGCATTTTGATAGGAGAGAAAACCTTGGACATAGTGGAGCCGGTAATAGGTATATATTTCACAAAGTAGTTGCTACTATCAATACTTTAAAACGTGAAAAAGTTAAACTAACTGAAAACGACCTTATCACTATACAATGGTCCGGTCTTCCTCGAGAAGATAAGATTTTGAATAAAGAAACCAGATACCCATGCGCTGGATATTTAGGCTCTCAGGGAGAATATGAAATGGAGTACATTAATCGGTACTTTTCTTTAGAGCAAAACTTTTTTGAGCTTGTTAACTATATAAACATACTTAATGATATGTTTAAAACGTTACCCTGCCAATACAGAATGTTCTTTATGATGGATTTTGATAAACCTGAATTTGAAGACTTTTACGGAGAAGCATTTATGAGTGAAGATTTCAATGAAAGGTTTGGAAATATAAAGAATGCTGGATACTTTAAAGAGCTTACAAGAATTACACCACATAATATACAGGCTATAGAGAGCTATAGAATAGAACATACAATGGATAAAGAATCTCCATACTGTTATTCTTTTAGAGGTGAGGGAGGTAATGAGATATGTGACGATACACACCCAACACCTTACTCTCATTACGAATATGCCAAATATCTTTCTAGTAAATTAGATGTCGATGTAATTAATAAAAACCCTATTGACTATTCAAGCCTATTTAAGCATATAGACCATATGCATTCAAGGGAGAACGTTACAGCTTTGAAAGCAAAAGGTATTACATTAAACGAAATACATAACACTTGGGAAGAGTTTAACTTTAAACAGGATAATATAATAGAGCTATCGAGATATAGGTCTTCCGATATAAGCGAATTTTTAAAAAACTATAGAAACGAATTAATATAAACAAATGAGCAAACAAGTTGTAGATTTAAAAGATCAGGATATTGAAAACCTGAAAGTATTAAAAACTAGAAGTAAATTTTTAATTGAAGAACTCGGTCAAATTTCACTTTTAGAAATAGTATTAAAAGAAAGAAAAGAACAAGCAAAAGAATTCCGTTTAAAAACTAAAGAGATGGAAATCGAATTAGCAGAGTACTTAGAGAAGCAATATGGAAAAGGAAACGTTGACTTAGAAACAGGTAAATTTACTCCTGTTAGCGGTTAAGGATATTCTCCCATATTTATTAATGTAGAAACAGATGGTAATATAAACTTACTGTTTCGATTTTAATACGATATTTATAATAGTACTCAAACAACTTAATTAATCATAACATGGCAGAAACATTAATCTCCCCAGGTGTATTAGCAAGAGAAAATGATAATTCATTCTTGGCACCCCTACCACTTGAAGCAGGAGCAGCTATTATCGGACCATCCGTAAAAGGACCAGTTGAAGTTCCAACATTGGTAACTTCTTATGGTGAATACCAAAACAGATTTGGTACCACTTTTACTTCTGGATCTACTAAACAAGAATATTTAACTTCGATTGCTGTAAAGTCTTATTTCAATCAAGGAGGAAATTCAATGTTAGTAACCAGAGTAACTAGCGGAAACTTCGATCCAGCTTCTAACTCAAACATCGCAGCAAAAGATAGCGGAGCTGCACCATTTAAATTAGAAACTCTTGGTAAAGGAGCAATATTTAATAACTCAACTGGAATTGACGATGCAGGCGCACTTAATAGTGACGGTTCTTTAGTATCTGGTTCAGATGATAATATTAGATGGGCAATTGCTAATGTAAATGAGTCTAAAGGAACTTTTACTTTACAGTTAAGAAGAGGTGACGATAGCACAAAAAACAAAATTATTCTAGAATCATTTAATGACTTATCATTAGATCCAAATTCAGAAAACTATATTGAAGCAGTAATCGGTAACCAGTCTAAAGGAAAGACAGTTGATGCTGATGGTTCAATTTATGTTAAGACAACAGGAGAATATGTTAACCGTTCAAATTACGTTAGAGTATCTGCAGTAGACAGACAAACTCTTAACTATGTAGGTAATGACGGACAGACAGTAGGAACAGACGCATTAGGCGCTACCTTTAAAAATTCTTTACCTGTAGCTTCTTCAGGAGCATTTTTCGGCGGAGCTGGAGAAAATGTAACAGGAGGAAATTCTTACTTTGAAGAAATTGCTCAAACAACACAAGGATTAATTGCAGACGATTATGAAGATGCAATATCAATCTTAGGAAACGAAGACGAATACGTATTTAATATGATTTCAGCACCAGGCTTACTTTATAGTATTGGAGCTCACAAAGTAGTATTAGATTCAATTATCTCTCTATCAGAAACAAGAGGAGATAATATTGCAGTAGTAGACCTTAGACCATATGAGTCTACGGTATCTAATGTAACAGGAACAGCAGACACTTTAAATAGCTCATATGCTGCAACTTACTGGCCTTGGTTACAAACAGTATCAAGCTCAGGAAGAACAGTATGGATTCCAGCTTCAGTAGTAATACCTGGAGTATATGCATTTACAGATGGAGCTGCAGCACCTTGGTTTGCACCAGCAGGACTTACTAGAGGTGGTATCGGAAACGTAATTCAAGCAGAAAGAAAATTAACTAGAACGCAAAGAGATTCTCTATATAATGCTAATGTAAACCCAATCGCTACATTCCCAGGAAGTGGAATATCAGTATTCGGTCAAAAAACATTACAGAAAAAGAAATCAGCTCTTGATAGAGTTAACGTAAGAAGATTGTTAATCGACCTAAAGAAGTTTTTAGGAGATACAGCGAAAACTTTAGTATTCGAACAAAATACTACAGCAACTCGTAACAGATTCTTATCAACTGTTAATCCATACTTAGAATCAGTAGTACAAAGACAAGGTCTTTATGCTTACAAAGTAATAATGGATGAGTCAAACAACACTCCTGATACAATTGATAGAAATCAATTAATCGGTCAAGTGATGATCCAACCAGCAAAAACAGTAGAGTTCGTAGTATTAGACTTTACAATTTTACCAACAGGAGCAACATTTGATGCATAAAACTAAAAGTCGAATATTTATAATAAACAAAACATAAAATGGCAGTACTAGATCCCAACGAAATAATGTTCAGAGCTTTTGAACCAAAAGTGCAAAATAGATTCATCATGTATGTTGATTCAATTCCAAGCTTTATGATCAAAAACGTAACAGCACCTTCTTTTACAGATGAGGAAGTAAAACTAGATCACATAAATTCTTACAGAAAGGTTCGAGGAAAGAGAAGCTGGGAGAATATGGATATGACTCTATATGACCCAATCACTCCTTCTGGAGCACAAGCAGTAATGGAATGGGCACGTCTATCTTACGAATCAGTAACAGGTAGAGCAGGATACTCAGACTTCTACAAAAAAGATTTAACACTTAACTTATTAGGTCCTGTAGGGGATATCGTAAGTGAGTGGATCATTAAAGGAGCGTTCATTGTGAATATGTCACAAGGACAATTCGACTGGTCATCTTCAGATGTAGCAGAGTTAAGTATTTCCGTTGCCATGGACTACTGTGTATTAAATTATTAAGATCTAGGTAATACACATCATATTTATAACAAGGCCCGATTAATTTCGGGCTT